CGGTAATGTTACCGTTGATATATCCGGCGCAAAAACGAGGGTTGAGGCATACGACGTAATCGCCAACACTTTGCAACAACAAGGTTTGCAGATTGGAACGGCTGAATTTGACGCCGGAATGAAACAGGCATGGCAGGACAACAATATTGCCGCATTGCCGGAAAAGTAAAAGAAACACGGGTAAAGGGTAAACCCGCATTTATAAACAATTTAATTTTTTAAACAATGAGTTTAATAGCAACAAGAGTACAGAATTGGCGGATAGAGAACCCGGAGTTAGACCGTAATATGTTCCGCCCGTGTGAGTACGGCGCATTGGATTTCTTCATTGAACAAACCAACGCCCCCAACTCAATTATTAGCCCTAATTTGAGGGATAGGGCATTAGTAAGTATCGGTAACACGGTACAAGTTCCCGTTATCAATTATGACGAAAACGTACAGGTTAGCAACGTGCGTTCGTGCGTTATTGCTGACAATGAAAATACGTCCGCATTGGTAACGCTTGTTTGGTCTACCTATTCAATCGGGTTTACGATGGTTCCGGCGGCGTATTCAAACAATGAAATTTCGTATCAACACGATTTCATGCGCAAAATGGAGAAAACAACCCGTGCGTTGGCGGATGCTTTGGATAAAGGAGCCGTTGCCGCATTGGAGGCGAACAAAACGCAGGTTTTCAAAACTTTGCTCAATTACACGAAGACCGGAAATGTTATTCAAGTGCCAACCCAAATGGCAACCGAGATTTTGGGCGACATTAACCCAATCATGCGGGCGAATTGTTACCCGGAATATATCCACCTTATCGCAAATGCGGGGGTTGATAGCCTAATTCGCAAGTTGGCGCAACATGGCGTTTACAACGACGTTAATAAGCGCATGGAGTACGATAACAAGGTATTGCATTATACCAACAATGTAACCGATGAAGCGGGCAAAATGGGAACAATGTTTGCCGTTGCCGATGGAAACGTTGGTATCTTAACCCGTGTTGACCGTGAGGCATACCGCCGCACCCGTGCGAATTTCCACGAATGGGATATTGTACGTTTGCCGTACATTGATTTGCCCGTTGGTTCGCATTATTACACCGCCGTTGGCGACCAATCGTCGATTATGGGAGCCGCAACCGCTGATTTGACGTGTGCCGTTAAGGAGTATTTCGGATTTAGCGTTGATGTTGCCTACATGGTAGCATATAACAGCAACCCGGAAACCGTGGCAAATCCGATTATCAAAGCCGAGATTGCAGCACGCAACCCGAACGAACCGTTAGGCATGCCCGTATATGTAACCAACGCCGGGGAATTTCCCGCCGGGGGTGGTGCATAAGGGGGATTTTAATAACGATTTCTCAAAGGATTTCAAGTTTTAACCGAGGGGACGGGGTGGTTATCCCCGCCCCCCTTTTTTTTAATTAATGATATGGAAAGTTGGAAAGTAATATACGATTTCCCAAATTATGAAATAAGTAATTACGGAAACGTGCGTAATAATACAAAGATAATTAAATCCGTTCCCAATAAGCACGGGTATAATGTTGTAGTATTGTGCAATGGTACTCGTAAATCTGTTAATGTTCATAGATTAGTTGCGGCGGCTTTCATTCCGAACCCGGACAACAAACCATGTGTTGACCATATCGACGATGACAAATCGAATAATAGGGCGGACAATTTGCGTTGGGTTACAACCAAAGAAAATTGTAATAATCCAATAACAAAATCACGCCTAAATAAAAAGATTGGCGAATATATGGTTGGGAGATTAGGCGGATTGCACCAACGAGCAAAACAAATTGCGATGTATTCCATTTGCGGAGATTTGATAAAAACATTCTTATCAGTAAAAGACGCACAACGGGAAACGGGTTTAAATGATAGTAATATTGTTAAATGCTGTAAGGGTATAAAAAAAACTTGCGGCGGTTATATTTGGGCTTATGTATAGGATTAAGGAAATACAAGATAAGTTATTGCACGTCGTCGGTTGGGAACAATCATATAATCCCGCCGAAGCAATCGCCGAGCAATTGACGGAAACCGAAAGCGGGTTATATTTTCAAGGGGCGCACCCGCTTGTAACGTTGGATAATATGGCGGCAATCGTCCCGGATAATTGGGGTTTTCAATACCCGGTTTGGAACGATACAAAGGAATGGAAAGCCGGAACCGTGGTACAATACGCCAACGATGCGGCGGGCAAACCTTTGTATTGGGTTGCTTTGGTTGATAACGTCGCCGAGGTTCCCGCCGAGGGTTCGACCTTTTGGGAGAAATACAACATATTATCCGACTATTTGGAACGTTTGACCCGCAACGGAATTTCCACGGCGGTACAAACATTTACCCAAATAAAGGGGTTGGATAAGGAAACAAAGAACCTATTGGAGCGTCGCACGTTCTTTGACGGTGCCGGACGTATCAGAGCAACCCAACCGAATAATCATAAGTTAGTAGGGTTTGAGATTATCCCGGTGCGGGCGATGGGAGTAACCGCACAAATACACCGTGTCGGCTTGCAAATGACGGGCGGAACCGGGGTTGTGAAATTGTATCTTTTCCATAGTTCGCAGATTGACCCGATAAAAACGTTTGATTTGAATTTTACGTTGACAAATGGCGGCTTTCAATGGTTTACATTGGAAGATTGTTTTTTGCCGTATATCAGCGACGCAAACAACGCCGGGGGTGCGTGGTTCCTTTGCTACAATCAAGACGATTTACCCGCCGGGATGCAAGCAATTAACGTGTCGAAAGATTGGAGCCGAGAACCGTGCGGAACGTGTACCGGGTACGGCAATATTGAGGCATGGCGGCAATTGACAAAGTATTTGCAAATTTCCCCGTTTATGTACAACGCCCCGGAAACATTCGCTGAATACCCGGAGTTGTGGGATATAGCATACACGATGTACACTAATACGCTAAATTACGGGTTGAATTGTGAAATTACCGTCGGTTGCGACCTAACCGATTTTATCGTTGAACAACGGGCGATATTCCAAACGGTAATACAACGCCAAGTTGCGGCAATCGCTTTGCGCACGTTGGCAATGAACCCCAACGTAAGGGTAAACCGGAACCAATCCAACGCCTCTAAAATGGAAATTTTGTACGAATTGGACGGGAACGTTGAGGGACGCCCCGGCGGTTTGGGTTATGACCTTAAAAAAGCGTTTGAGGCTTTGCGGTTAGATACGCAAGGAATTGACCGTATTTGTTTGAGTTGCAACAACCGGGGCGTTAAGTACCGGACAACGTAATTGCATTATGGCGGGGTTACAATCAATAATTGATTTGCGCAACCGGGTTAATACATTTAACGACGGGTTGACGTCCGGGTTGATTATACGGGACATAATCGACGACGGAATGACAACGGCGTTTATCATTGATGCCAACGCCGAGGAACAATTATTTGAACAAGGTATTAACCGATTGGGCGTTGACATTATGGATTATCGACCTTATACCCCGCTAACAATAGCCATAAAGGAGGAAAAGGGACAACCGACGAACCGGGTAACGTTACGGGATGAGGGCGATTTTGAAAGTAGTTTTTATTTGGAAGTCGGCGACAAACAATTTGAAATTAAGGCGTCGGATTTCAAGACGGAAGATTTGATAAAAAAGTACGGGCGGCAAATATTAGGGTTGACGAATGAAAACATTGCTAAACTGATTTGGCAATACGTTTACCCGGATTTGCTAACCAAAGCAAAAAAAACAATATACGGAAATGGATAGAGTACCGATTATAAAGAACCCGGAGTTATTCGACCGGGTTATTGCAAATATTCAAAAGGGATTGGCGGACGGGTTGCCGTGGCTTAATTATTCCTTTGGGCGTGCGGAACGGTTAGTTAAGTCCATACAAGGGAAACGATATTATACGCCCAATATTTATGTTGGCGGCAATGAATATATGTTGATTGAACCCGATAGTAATATTGGGAATTTTTCGTTTTTTACGTTAGACGACCCGCAGCAAATAACATGGTTCCCCGGCGAAGCAAACAAATATAAATCGCCGTTTTCGGTTATATTTTGGTTTGATATGCGCACAATTACCAACGACCCAAACAACCGGAACCGGGAAGCGGTAAAACAGGAAATTATGAGAGTGTTAAACGGTGGGTTTTGGCTGAAAAGTGGAAGTATGCAGATAAACAAAGTATATGAGAAAGCCGAAAACATATTTACCGGGTTTACTTTGGATGAAATAGATAACCAATTTTTAATGCACCCGTTCGCCGGGTTCCGGTTTGCCGGGGAATTGGGAATAAGTGAAACGTGTATTAATGAATAATTGTAAGAGTATGGAAGCATTTTTATTTTATACGGTCGTGGTTGCTTTGGTTGCTGCATTCGGTTTGACCTTGTTACGCAAATGGCAGGTTATCGAATGGGTACAAGTCCACGGCAACGAGTTTTTCGCAAAGATGTTTAATTGTGATTTCTGTTTGTCCTTTTGGGCGGGGGTTGCTTTGGCAATCCTTTTGGCGTTTATAACCGGGAACCCGGCGTTGTTGTTGGTTCCCTTTTGTTCAACCATGATAACACGTTATTTGCTATGAAAACGGTTAAGATAGGGGAATACACGGTTGAGATATACGACGCAATCGACGAATTACCGATGTTGCGTTTCCATAAATACAATAAAATGTTGTTGGTTGATGCCGGGATTGGTTCGGATTTACAGGATTTCGACACGCATATTGAAAAGGCAATGAGATACGCCCGGAGCAAAACCCCGGAATTGGCGGCAATCGAATTGGATAATATGCGGCAAAACGTGTATTTCATTCAATCCGGGTTAAGCCCGAAATGTTTAGCGTTTGCCGTGTTGGTTAAATCAATCGACGGAACCCCGTACAACGATTTATCCGACGATGGGTTGCAAAAGGTCGTCGATATGTTCGGCGACGTTCCGATTAAAGAGTTGACCGCCCAAATGGAAGCGGTCAAAAAAAAAATAGATGATGAATTGCAAATGTATTTCCCCCGTATGTTCGACGATGCGACGATTAAAGAGTATTACGACGAATTGCGTAACCGGACAATGCTAATGTTGGATGCGATTATAAACGGCGATACAGAGGACAAACGGGCGGAAATTGATAAAATAACGACGATGTTGTTGTTATATAATCGCCCGGTTGTTTTTAGCGGTTCCGATAACATGGAAATTCAGTACGATAAACAGTTTGAAAATATGTGTTTAACCATATCGCAACATTTGCACGTACCGGAACCAAAGAAATACACCGTATTGGAGTATTACAACGCATTTGAGCGGATAAAGGAGTTGTTGAAACCAACCAAAAATAAAAACGGCGTCAAATAAGGCGATTTGCGGCGTTGTTTTTCTTTGGTTGATTAACTACATGGAAAAGAAAAGATAATTTAATACGGGGCAAATTGCCCGCAAATAACGTTAAGTATGACAGATAATAACAACCCTATAAAATATAGCGACCTTGTAAGCCCGGACGATTCGATTACAAAGTTGATAAATCAGTTAGACCAACTTTCCGACGCCTATATGAACACTCTAAAAAATATAAAGAGTGAGGCGATAACGGTTAAGGCTGCATTGGAGGGGGTAAGCGGGGCGACCGAGAACGGACGTAAAACAATCCGGGGGGCGTCCGCCGATACCGACAAATTGACACGGGCGGCAAAGGATTTGGCGTTTGCGGAAAGCGAGAACGCAAAGCGTTTGGCAGAATTGAAACAAGCGCAAAAAGAGGCGAACGAATTAAACAAGTTGACAACCCGGTTGAACCAATCCGCCGAGGGTTCATATAATCGTTTGTCCGCTCAATACTCAATCAATAAAATATACCTCAATAATATGACGGTTGAGGAAAGGGAGGCGACCGAGGAGGGGCGCAAATTGGTTGCCGAAACAAAAGCGATTTACGAGGAAATGAAACGGTTGCAGGAAGCGACCGGGAAAACGTCGTTAAACGTGGGTAACTATTCCGACGCCGCAAAAGGGTTGACGACCCAAATAGAGAACCAAACGAAGCAATTAGCATTGTTACGATTGGGGGGCAAACAAGGAACCGCTGAATATCAGCAATTGAGCAAAGAAACCGCAATGTTACGAGATGCGGTTAAGGATGCGACCGATGAAATTACCCGCATGGCGTCCGATACGTCCAATTTGGATGCCGTATTAGGTTTGGCGGCTGGTGCGTCCGGTGGGTTCGCCGCATTTACCGGGGCAATGGAATTGTTCGGGGCGGAAAGTGAGGAAGTGCAAGAAGCGCAAAAGAAGTTACAGGCGGCAATAGCCATTACAACCGGGGTGCAAGCCATACAAAACGCAGTACAAAAACAATCCGCAATTATGTTGGGTATTTCCCGGCTACAAATGGCGGCATTGAGCAAAGCGCAAGTTTATAACCGCCTTGTTACCATGCAGGGAACAAAGGCAACATTGGCGGCTACAATTGCGCAAAAGGCTTTCAATCTGATTGCCGCCGCAAATCCGTATGTTCTTTTGGCGTTGGCATTGGTTACGGTTGTGGGGGCTTTAGTTCTGTTTGCATCTAATACCGATAAATCGGCAAAGAACCAACAAAAACTTAACGAGGCACAAAAGGCGTGGTTGGATTATTTGGAAACCGAGGCAACCGAAATGAACCGGGTTAGCAACGAACGTGTCGCCCAATTGAACCGGGAATTAAACATTGCTAAAGCCCGTAACGCTTCATTGTCTGAAACCCGAAAGATTGAGGACGAAATATTAGCCGAGCGCACAAAGGCGCATAATAAAAGCGTTGGTTTTTACGGTCAAGAATTAAACGATTTGGAGGCAAACCGGGCAAAGTTGAAGCAATTAAACGATATGTTATTGCAGTTGAATAACGCCAAAGCTCGTGGGGATAAGAAAGTTTATATTGATGTTGATTTAGACGGTAAAATTGATAAAGTCAAGGTTGATGAAGCAATTGAAGCCGTGCAGGGTCAAATAGATAATACCGGGCG